ATCAGGGGCAGCATCAGGATGTTGCGCAATCGTGCGCGGCAGTTGGTGCGCGATTCTGACTTCGCCAAATCTGCCCTGCGTGCTGTCAGGAACAACGTTGTTGGCACCGGCATCAGGATGCAAGCTCAGGTGCGCATGCAGCGTGGTGGACGGCTGGCAGATGAGGTGAACCGCCGGATCGAGGAGGAATGGGATCGCTGGACATCTGCCAAGCGTTGTCATACCTCAGGCAAGCTGAGCTGGTACGACATTCAACGCCTGTGCATCACATCGATGCTGGAGTCAGGCGAAGTCTTTATTCGTTTCGTCCGTCAACCTTTTGGAAACAGCAAAGTCCCCCTTGGTCTTGAGATTATCGAATCGGATCTTCTTGATGATGATTACAACGGCATTGAGAAGAACGGCAACGAGATCCGAATGGGGGTGGAGATTGACAAGTGGGGTCGTCCGGTTGCCTATCACTTCTTTGATTACCATCCTGGCGATTATCAATTCAGCTACGCGCAGAAAGCTGCCAAGCGTCGGATAAGGATCCCCGCCGACGATGTTCTGCATTTGTATTTGATCGAGCGTCCCGGTCAAACCCGTGGTGTTAGCGCGTTTGCTACGGCGATCATGCGCCTGCGCAACTTGAGTGGGTACGAAGAGGCTGAGATCGTTGCTGCCCGTGCTAGTTCTTCGATGATGGCGTTTGTGAAGACGCCCGATCAGGAGCTATTTGAAGATGGAACCTTTGATCAGGAATCTGTCCTCGACTTTTCACCAGGCAGCATTCGGCGATTGGCACCCGGTGAAGAGATGCAGTTCTTCACGCCAAACCGGCCTGATGATGCGTTTACTCCTTTCGTGCAGCAGATGCTCCGTGCTGTGGCTGCTGGGATTGGTTGTAGTTACACGCAGGTGTCTTCTGATTTCTCGCAGAGCAACTACAGTTCTTCGCGTCTTGAGCTGCTAGAGACACGCACGCATTACAAGACGTTGCAACAGTATTTGATCGAGTCGTTGTGTGAAGAGGTTTACGAAAAGTGGCTTGAAATGGCCGTGATGGCTGGCGTGTTGGATCTGCCGAACTATGACAGCAATCCTGAGCGTTACGAAGAAGCCAAGTGGATTGCCCCTGCTGCTCAGTTTGTTGACCCACAGAAAGAAGCGGCAGCGTACAAGGAGCTGATCCGCAGCGGCATCATGACGCTTTCACAGGTGATAGCACTGCATGGCGGCGACTTTGAAGATCAGATGCGTCAACGTCAGTATGAATTGGCTGTAGCCGACGAGCTTGGCATCATCCTTGATACTGATCCCTCTGCAGTGTCAAACAATGGCGTAACCCAGTTTTCTCCTGTTCCTCCCACTGAACATCCGGTACAACATGAGGAGGAACCTGAACTTGAGGGCATTGACTGATGGCCAAGGTTGGTGACAAAACAATCAACTTGATGCCAACTGAAGGCATGAAGGCAGAAGCTCGTCGTTATCGCGAGTGGAAGAAGGATGGCCGTCCCGGCGGCACAATTGTTGCGGCGATGCGAGCAGGTCAGATTTTGTCAGGTGACGAGTTGAGTCCTGACACTGTCGTGACAATGGCTGCATGGTTTGCTCGCCATGAGGTTGACAAGAAGGGCAAAGGCTTTCGGCCTGACAGTGATGACTATCCTTCGCCGGGTCGCGTAGCATGGGCTGCATGGGGCGGCGATTCTGGTCAATCGTGGAGCAACATGAAATCCAAAGCCATCAAGAAAGCACGCGAGCGTTCTATGGAAACGATCACTGAAGGTCGTCCTTATCCCAATGAGCATGCTGCTCGTTTGACCGATCCTGATCAGTACGACAGCATCCGCCGTGTCAATGATGAATTTGGCGCTGGCATCGATGCGATCTACGGGATCAAGGATGGCACTTCAGAGCTACAGGCAATTCGTTTTGACGCTGATCGTTTCACGCCTGCCGAGGCACGTGAATGGCTCGATGATCACGACTTTGATCCCATGATGTTTGAGGAGGCGACTGGTGAGCGTCAAGAGGAGCGTGCTGCGCCTGATGCATTGAAAGTTGGCGATTTTGTTGAATGGGATTCATCTGGTGGCACTGCACGCGGCAAAGTTACACGCATTGCACGCGAAGGTGTAATTGAAGTTCCTGATTCTTCCTTTACGATTAATGCATCGGAGGAAGATCCTGCTGCATTGATTCGCGTGTATCGCCGCAATTCCGACAACGAATTTCAAGAGAGTGATACCGTTGTTGGTCATCGCTTCTCTGAATTGCGCAAAATTGCAGCCCTGCGTTTCTACGAAGGTGAAACGCTCAAGCGTTCGCTGAGCACTGAGTTTCGTGCTGACAGCGAAGATCGCACGCTGGAGTTTCCGTTTGCCAGCGAAGCGCCTGTTGAGCGTTACTACGGCATGGAAGTGCTGAACATGGATGAAAAGTCCATGGATCTCAGCCGTTTGAACGATGGCGCCCCGCTGCTGTATCAGCATGATGCTGACAAGATTGTCGGCGTTGTTCAGAAGGCATACCTCAAGAACAAGCGTGCTTATGCACGTGTCAAGCTGGCCAACAACGAGCTTGGCCGCGAAATGCAGGAGCTGATCAAGGATGGAATCATCCGCAATGTCAGCTTCGGCTACAAGATCAATGCCATGGAGGCCGATGAGTCCACTTCACCAGTGACTTATCGCGCTACCAACTTCCAACCGTTTGAAATTAGTCTGGTCACCGTGCCTGCTGATCAAACGGTAGGCATTGGCCGTGCTTTCTCTCATAATGAAGGCACGGAAACGGCCTCAGCCGTCCCCACCCAAACCATCGGAGTTACAACCGTGGATCAACCCCTCAATCTTGAGGCTATCCGCGCTGAGGCCGCTCAGGCCAAGGCTAAGGAAATGGCCGACATGATCGCTCTTGGTCAACGCACCAAGAATATTGAAATGGCTCAGGAGTTCATCGCGAATTCCCGCAGCCTCGACGAGCTTCGCTCTGCCCTTCTGGAAAAGATGGGTGTTGAGGAGAAGCCCGTGAATCCCAAGGATGCCGAAATCGGCCTGTCCGAAAAAGAGCGTCGCGATTTCTCCTTCCTCCGCGCCATCAACGCTCTTGCTCATCCCAACAACAAGGATGCACAGCGTGCTGCTGCATTTGAGTTTGAAGTGAGCCGTGCTGCTGAAAAGGCTTCTGGCAAGGAAGCTCGTGGCATTATCATCCCTGCTGACGTGCTTGGTTATGGCCGTCGCGACCTGACCGTGGGTTCTGCCTCCGGCGGTGGCGATCTGGTTGCTACTGAGCTGATGAGCGAAAGCTTCATCGATCTGCTGCGCAAGGCTCTGGTGCTGCAGCAAGCTGGCGCCAACGTGATGACCGGCCTGCAGGGCATGGTTGCTATCCCCCGTCAATCGGGTGGTGCCACCACCTACCACGTTGCTGAATCTGGCTCGATCAACGAGTCGCAGCTCACCGTGGATCAGGTGACCATGCAGCCCCGCACCATCGGCGCTCTGACCGATTACAGCCGTCGTCTGCTGCTGCAGTCGAGCATCGACATCGAGAATCTCGTTCGTCGTGATCTGGCTCAGCAGATTGCCATTGAGGTCGAAAATCAGGCCATCAACGGTATCGGCGCTGGTTCGTACCCGCTGGGCTTCCTGAATGTGACCGGCATCAACACTGAGTCTGGTTACACCACGTTCGCTGATTACGTGAACGCTGAAGCCTCGCTGAGCACCGACAACGCTCTGCTGGGTTCGCTGGGTTACATGATGGATTCCGCACTGCGCGGCCTCCTGAAGACCACCGAAAAGGCGAGCAACACTGCTCAGTTCGTTTACGAAGCCGACAACACCATCAACGGTTATCCGGCTTATGTGTCCAACTCCATGCCGAGCAACACTGCAGTTTTCGCGAACTTCAGTGACATCATGATCGGCTTCTGGAGCGGTCTGGACATCATGGTTGATCCTTACACCGGTTCCGCTTCCGGCACCGTGCGTGTGGTTGCCATGCAGGACTATGACGTGGCTATCCGTCATCCTGAGTCCATCTGTAAGATCTCCTGATCAATTGGGAGCAGTTAATGCGTATTCAGATGCTTCGTAACACCATCGTTGACCTCAAGCAGGTTGCGATTGGTGACATCGTTGAAACCGATCACAAGTCAGCTTTGCTGCTGATCGGCATCGGAAAAGCAATGACTGCTCCCACCACTCAGGAAGTTGTTGTTACGGCAGAACCTGAAATTCAGGTGAAAGCTGAACCTGCACCCA